GTTCTTTGTTTGTAGAACCCCCTAATGTACCACCAACACCCATATCATTTGCACCTGGATCATCAATGGCTTCTTTTAATTTGTTTCTAAACTTACAGATCGGAAGAGCACACGTCTGAACTCCAGTCACCGATGTATCTCATATGGCGTCCACCGAGATCTACACTCTTTCCCTACACGACGCTCTTCCGATCTGTTCCTTGTTAGTTGCTCCACCTAGTGTACCACCAACACCCATATCATTTGCACCTGGATCATCAATAGCTTCTGAAACTCTTTTTCTGAAATACTTAAAATCTACTTGTTCTCTATATGTTACATCGCCTAGACCAGACATAGGGTATACTGTTCCCTGTTGGCGTGTATCAAATTCTTGGCCAATTGTTGTGACATTTCTAACTCTCTGATTGACTGTCGGAGAATTGACCATTCCTTTTTTCTTTAATTTCTCTTTGTCTTTTTGGAAGTTTGTTTCTTTTGGCTCTGGGTAGACTTTGATGGACCCTTCTTTTTCTTCTGAGTAGGTTCTGAAGGTGTAACTTCCACGGCGCTTGTTGGCGTCCCATCTGATGTTGTCTGTGTTTGGGTCTGAGGCTCTGTTGTCGGCTGGGATATCTCCTGGACCGGCTGCTGGACCGCTGCTGTTCTTTCCGTAAAGTCTAGGGGATGTTTTTCCTCTGCTTTCTTGTAACCTCTGAATAAATCTAGAAACCACTTTATCATTTTTATTTTCCTTAAACAAAGAATTAATCGAATCATTTATATTTAGCATACCACGGTTTTCTAACCAAGAAACAGCAATGTCTGTTTTGTCTGTTGAATCAATGAATTGATTCAACTTTTGGTATGTTTCCGTAATAACTTCCTCTACATCTTCCAGTGTCCTGGAATTATCAAACAAAAAAAACTGTTCAAACTTATTAGAATAAAGTTTTTTGTGGTTTTGTGCTTGATTCCATTTATCTTGTCTAATAGATTCTGCAATCATTTTAGACAACTTTGTGTTTCTCTCCTGACTGACTTCATTGGTTGTATCTACAAAGACCATAGAAGTTCTATATCCTAATTCTTCCAATTCTTCTTTGACATAAAAAATTTCATTAAATGAATCTGCTGGGCCATTAATCAATAAAGGACCACGATTTCTAATTGTTTCTCTACGATGATCACTGGTTTTTTCAGTCAATTTTTGTTTATCGGCCAAATAGTCAAAAGCTTGAATCAAATTGATTTCTACCATTTTGGATTCAGAAATGGCTTCACGTAAAACAATATCTTTGCCAGACCCCGGACCACCAGTTACGAAAACCGCTTTAAACATACCACGATCTTTTTGTTCATTGATACCCAGACCACGGCGAACATCACGGAATAATTCTTTTGCATGTTTCTCAGGCACATGTGATGGTATTCCGCTCTTAAAACCAGGTTTCATTTTTCCATCTTTGTCCAAATAGTCATTAAAATGATTATGAATTGCATGTTCACGCATCTTTGATGCTGACATACCTTCTGTTCCTTCTGCGTCAGGATCTCTTTGGCCAGCAGACTTAACTTCAATCTTCTTGAAATTAAACAATGAACCTTTTGCTGTGCCATTGTATTGTTTCAGTTTTTCTTCATATTCATGCACACGATCTGAACCAGCGACCATAATAAGATGGTCGTGGCCAGCTGCATTAAGTGCTGCAGCATGTTGTAAGAAAGTTGGTCGTTCTTTACTGGATGCACTAATATTGGCTCCCGGGAAAAACCTTTTGGCGTGTTTTAATTTAGATTGAACATCCAAAGGGTTCTTTTTCGCATCAGTCGAATGAGAAATGATAATATGATGTGGTGCCTTATAGTCCTTAGCAATTTCTTGAACTCTATTGACTAACTTTTCGTGTCCTATTGTCGGTGGATTCATGCGGCCAAAAGCCATCACGACCGGCTTTTTGGTCTTTGATTCGTCCTCTAATCTTTGTAAAAATGATTTCATTTAATCTTTGTGTCCCAAACTTTTCTTAAAAGAAAATAAATCTTCGTCTTTATCCAGATCAACATGACTTTTATTTAACCCACCTTTTCCATCTGGGTGAAAAGCCACGGTTCTTGCGAATTTATTGCCTCTTTGTTTTTCTCTAATTCTCCAAACACCTTTACCTCAAATATTCGGCAAACCATGTCCAGTTGCATCGGATTTACCAACACTATATGTTCCGTAACCACCAACTTGTAATACATGAACGTGGTGGTCTTGTAGATATGCATGTGCTGGATCAAGATTTGGATGTTTGATTTCAACAGTTTTGGCACGACCAGAAGCAGTTACTTCGGCATTTTCCGGATCTTTAAAATGTTTGTTCATATGTTTCAACACACCAGACTTTTCGATTTGTTGTGCATATAATGGACGATTCGACCTTGCTTTATCACCGACATGCCAACCCTTTTTCTTGTTCCAATGTATAGTTAATTGTCCCATGGCTGCAGTTACGCCATCTTTAGTTTCACCATTCAATAGGTTACCGTTAACAGTACCAGCATGAAACATTTTTTTCTTTCTGTTTTCAACAGCAAAGTCTGTTCCAGAGGTAGAACCTGCGCCAGATAAATGTGAAGGCATAATATTATGTGATTTCATTCTTTCAACAAACTTAGATTCATAATCATGTCCTTTATTTTTAGGAGCTTCACCCGGTTTAAACAATTTTGATACGGATAAAACATGTTCATTTCCGGTTTGATCTTCGGCATGAACATGAAATTTTCCGTTTATATTTTTCACTTTTTTCAATTTCAATTGTGATCCTACCGGCAAATCTTCATGTTCGACAGCCAATGTATGTGTAAAATTATTTGAATTTAAATATGGTTCAATGTATTTTTTAACATGTCTTTCACCCTCAACACCGGAAGCAATTAATTTACCACGGCCTACAGATTCTTTTAAAATATATGTTTTGAAGGATTCTTTTAGTATCATATCAAATATTCCTTATACCTGCAAAATTCCTACGAGAAAATTCAGCTCTATTTACAAATTTATCAGATTCATTGTTATGATGGAAAACATATCCTTCAGGATTAGCACTTTCACCGGCATGTTCGTGTTGAAAGTCTTGATGTTGATTTAAAACATTTATCAAAACATTTTTTGCACTCTGAAGATGTCCATGTAGTTTGAATATGTTGTTATAATGTTTTTTGTTTCTTTCGATTTTATCCAACTCAGATTTCAATTCCGCTTGCTTGGTGGTTTTATTCTTTTCAGTTTTTAGTTTGTCGATTTCTTTGTTCTTTTTGTTTTCTAACCAATTCCTGAAATTCGAATGGTTGGCTTGTTCACCAGTTCTAACTGTGTGATTCATATATGTTTCTAAATGTCCGCCAACGCCATGATGTGTTTTTGTTCCTGCATACATATCTTCACCATGTGTGTCATGTAATGATTGTGCAGCAGAAATATGTTTATTAAATTCTTTTTGTTGTTGTGGACTAAAATGTACCTTTGATGTGTCCATTCTAGGATCAACAGAAAAAACATCGGAATGTTTTTGAAATTTTTCGTGATTGACTTCATGTGAAGCATTTAATGATTTTGCATTATCACCACTATATGATAAGTGTGTTACTACACCAATTTTGGCTTTCTTAACAGCTGCAGAATGGTTTCCGTGAGCTGTATATGTTAAACCGGATGGATTTGGATGAAAAGAAACACTACCATCTTTATTTTTGATTTTATCGTTTCCGGAAAACATCATATCACCCTGATAAACACCTTCTTTTGGTGCAACCTTTGGTAAATATTTTAATGCGTCCTTTAATTTAGATACTAATCCAGCTGCATGGCCATGGTTTTTTTCTATATCTTGTGGTGTGTAATTAATTTTAGGTGTTTTATTAAAAGCTGATTTTGAAGCTACAAAAAACTTACCTGTTTCGGGATGATGACCATAAACTATGGCTGGAGAACCATCATATTTTGTTGTTAATTCAGAAGTTTTCTTTCCTTGTTTGATGTGTTGAGCCGCAGATGTTAAGGAATTTAGTGCATGTGAAAATCCAGATTCACCTTTTTGCAAAGGACGATCTTCAACGTGCGTCAAATGTTTAATTTGACGGCTAGCGCCTTCTTCAGGATCTTCTTGTTCGGTTAAAAAACTACGAAATGATTTCATTAAAGCCTCTAGAAATGCAACACACTTTGGTTGCCATAACTTATTTATAATGATTTTAAATATACACCATCTATTTTTTTAAATTTTGGGTTCGATATATAGTCATCAATAATGTTCAATTTGACCATTACCAGCCAGCCAACCCCAACAACCTAATGTCTCAAATTCAATCAAATATTCTTTAGGAATGTTAACGAAATGTGCGTGTTCTGTGTCCTGCACACCGTTTGATAATAAATTTAGATTATTTTGTAAAACCAATAAATATGAATCTAACAAAGAAGGACAAAAGGAAAACATTCTTGTTATAAACAAATGATCCGCACCATGCACCACATTATTTGTCCATGTTGGTATTCTTTTTTTAAAGACATATTTACCAAATAAATTATCATATTGTGTTATATCGAAATTATCATCAAGTTCACTTCTTGCTGAAAATTTAAATATTCTTTTGGTTTCATTTAATATTTTACTTAATTGTGGATTTTGTTTAATCGTTAAAATTGTGGCAAACATTAAACAATTTTCACCATGACTTTTTAAACCATTAATAGCGCAATATTTTGTATTTGGTTCATCCGACATATCTAAGTATGCGTTACATAGACTAGATATTTTTTGTTTTTCCAAGTCACTCACTGGTTTGGTTGATACATCCGTAAAAAAAACAATCGCTTCGGGAATTCTTTTTCTAATTGATTCTAGTGTATCAATTGTTTGTTGAAATCTTTCCTCATGATTAAAAGCACCAATAGATGGTTTCAGTGAAGATGTAACGATGAATAGGTTTTTATCGGGTATCATAAAAAATCACTTAAATTATCTGAATCACGGTGTATGTTAATTGCCTCTGCTCTAG